TAGTAGTAGGTGGTCGCCATCTGGTCGAACTACTTAGTTGGATAGGAGAATTATATTTGAATCTCTGAAATCTTGTCTGGAAACAGATGAGGGGGTCCACACTAGGTGGGGAAATCAAGAGGGTGAAGCCACACAGGTAACTCTGCGGCTCCTAAGCCGGCCTGCGGCCCCGAAAGGGAAACCGAAGTTTCAGAGTACACCTATTATATTTACCATGCAAACAATCAAAAACACTTTTAGCATCTTATTTAAAGACACTAATCCTGTCCGAGAGAGATTGCTTGGTTTAGGTGCTACTATGAATGGCCTGATCAAGGTAAAACTTGGTCGACCGATGCTGAAGGTATTGCTTTTATTACCTCCAGTTATCGGTTTAAAGAGGAACTTGTCGTTGATTAAGGTTACGATTACATACCTGGCGTACGTCCATCGACTGTACAAGGGAGGGTCTATGCGCTTTGTGATTGTCTATCTCAAAGCGTGTCACACTCTCTTGCAGCAGTTCTTGGGCGGCCAGAGACTTTCCGATACGGGACCCTTTGGGGCCCGTGTCAGTCGGACTCGAGGTGGTTTGCCTCGGGTTATTCCTGTACTTCATCGTAAGCGGATCCAGAGTGGTGATTTGCTAATAATTCGTTATTGGTTATCGCTTTTCTGTTTATATCGAATTCTCGATATGAAAGGAAAGCTGAACCTCCGGACTATTGTCGAACCCTCGACGGCCAATCCTAAGGTGATAGCAGACTTTTCGGAGTTTGTTCCCATCTTTTGGAAGGGCTTGAAAGTGTTCCTTGGTAGAACGGTTGTTCCCATTGTGGAGAAGGTTGCGAAGGGGGGACCTATTCCAGCCCTGTCTTTGCTAGAAGCGAAGCCAGAGTTGTTGAGTAAGTCAGCTCCAGTTGTTTCCGATGCGGCGTTGGAAGCCAAGATGGCATCCACGTCGCCTCACTCTATATTATTGACGTCCAGAGTTTGGGTGGCTATCCTTAAAACCACGGAACTTGGAAAAGCTTTCAAGTTATGGTGTACGGAAACCAACAATATATGGTTGTTGAGGAATATAGAGACATGGTCCCGTGGGGCCCTTGACCCTCGAACCCATAACATCGGGGTCGAGCGTCGCACGGGTAGGGTGGTGGACGTTTCGGATCGATTGATTGCAAAGATGTTTGCATCAGTCAAGAAGAAATGGCCGGTTAAGCTACTTAATGTCGCTTATCGCCAGATATTGGGAAAACTGGGGACTAAGGTGGAACCGGCAGGGAAAGTAAGGGTCTTTGCCATGGTGGATCCGTTCACTCAGTGGTTACTTCGTCCTCTACACGAGGCCTTGTTTTCACTGTTTAAGCAGATTCGTCAGGACGGTACGCACAATCAGGTTAAACCGCTGGTTGCGTTGATAAAGGAGAGGGAGGTCTTGATTAAGGAAAATAGATATCCCGGTTCCCGACCTACGGGTTGGGTCCGACTGGGGTTGAATGTCCCAAAAAAGGCTTACGCTCTCTTTTCTTTTGATCTCACCGCAGCTACGGATCGATTACCGTTGGCAATTCAGGTCGCATTGCTAGGTCCGGTCCTTGGACCGCGTCTAGCCAAGGCGTGGGCGTCTCTACTCGTTGCACGAGATTATTACATATATCTTAAAGATGAGTATGGTATTGGGTCTTTACAGCCTCAACGCTATGCCACCGGGCAACCGATGGGGGCGCTTTCGTCTTGGGCCATGTTGGCCCTGACCCACCACTGTATAGTACAGTGGGCATGGTATAAGGTATGTACCCGTAATCAAGAGGGGTGGAGCTGGTACCGTCATTACGCAGTGTTAGGTGATGACATTGTGATAATGGGGGGGCAAGTGGCTGACGCCTATGTTGCGATCATGACGGGCCTTGGGGTCCAGATTGGAGTGCACAAGTCGTTAGTCTCTCGCGATGGGTCGTGCCTTGAATTCGCAAAACGTACGTTCTTTAAGGGGAACGACGTCTCAGCTGTATCTCTGGCAGAACTTCTAGTCTCGCGGAAGAACTTGTCTGCGGGTCTAGAATTATGTCGGAAGTACAGTATGGGCCTAGGGGCTTATGCTAAGTTCCTGGGTTACGGATACAAGGCCACGGGATCACTGACTAAGCGTCTTTGGTCCTTACCCGCTCGCCTGAGAAACTACTTGGTGGCGTATCATGGACCGTCAATGTCGTTGTTTCAAGGAGTATTACCTTGGCTGACAATGAGATCCCTTCAGTCTACTTACAAGGTGACAGAGGGGGCTTTATTGAAGGCTAAGGAGTTATTACTAGGACCTGAGTACTCTGCGTTGATACCACTGCTTT